GAACCACTTACAGCTCCACCAAGACCCAGCGATCCCATTTGAAATCCAGTTCCATCATCGTCTAATTGATTAGGAGTTATAGCGTCATCTACAATATCAGCGGTAGTGATACTATCATCTGCAAGTTCGGTTGCAGTTATTACACCAGTTCCAACCTTTACGGCGACCTTGGCGGGTTCGTTACCTAAATAGAATCCCATTAGGTAATCTCCATAATACTCAAAGCGCAATCACAAGAGGATGCACTTGAAGTATAGGCTTTTAAAATATCGCTCGCCTCCATTACAATTTTATTGCCCGCCATCACTTCTAAAGAACCACCAGCGGGTACGGGTGCATTTTTCGCCAAAGTAATATTGTCTCCATCGTTATTTTCGATTTTTACAGTTAAGGTAATCGAACTACTGGAAGTGTTTGAAAATGTCATCCCGACAACCACACAGGTAGTCGAGGAAGGTACAGAATACAAAGTAGAGGGAGACCCCGCTGAACCAGATACGTTTACCTTTGTTTTTAATTTGAATGTATTAGCCATTTTCTATCCTAACGCTATTGCCAGCGCCACTGCATCCGCCTCCGACTCTGACTTTGCTGTACTGCTGTCTTTGATCTCTTGGACTGTCCCAGAAGAATCTTTGAAAAAGATTTTCTTATCCACTGTATTAATTGCCAATTCCCCTTCTGCAAGATCACCTGCCTGCGGAGAACCTGATACGTCGGTTTTTCGTTTAATCTGAACCGTGTTTGCCACTAATAGCTTCCGCCATCAATAGTTGCCCCATCCACAGAATCACACTTAATTCCCGCCAGTGCGTAGTTAGTATCAGAGGTATCTACCGTTGCGGTTGGCGCAGTGGAGTTGTTCTTGAAAAACGTGAAGACATGGGAGTTGTCCGCATCTGAAAACATCCCTGTATATTTAGTGCCGGAAGAGCTATATGCCCCATAGAACCCAATATCCACCGCATCAGAAGATGTATTATCTTTTGCGAGAGAAATGAGTGGGTCTTCCACAGCAATTGTAGAAGATTCAATGGTGGTAGTAGTCCCGTTCACGGTTAAATTACCCGCAATCGTTACATTATTAGGCAAGCCAATCTGCACCTGATTATTAGTTACAGTGGTTTCAACCTCACCTGAAGTCCCTGCCAGTGTCAGGGTCTCTCCCAGTGCCAGTGAATCGTTTGATCCCGAATCTGCCGATATCGTTACCGAAGAATTTGCCAGCTTTGCGTTGGTGACCTGAGAGTCAGCAATGTGGGCAGTATCAATAGCACCATCGGCAATCTCAGCAGAGTCCACCGAATCATCCGCCATTTTAGCATTAGTAATGGCGTTATCTGCAATCGTTAACTGTCCAGAGCCATTCATGGTTGCATCTCCTCCAACGGAGATATTGTCCCAAGAATTAGTTCCGTCATAAACAGGTATTTGTCCTGACTGCGGAGTAGATATATTAGTGTCTGTCAGCTCGGAAAAGGCATCCTTGGCTTCCACCTGCGAAGTTACATACGCCTTGATTGATTGCTGTGTAGCCAGCTTCTTGTCCGAATTAGAAGCCATATCGTCTTCATCTAAGATCGGCGCACCAATCCAGTTTGCTGTTGTGCTGTTAGATGCGATCCAGAATCTGGAGTCGCTTGTGTTATATAGAGGCTCTCCGGCGCTTAAACCACTCGAAGGGACGCCCGTACCTCTCTTGATTTGAATAGTATTAGCCATTAGTATGAGCCTCCATCTATTGTGATTGTTCCAAGCATCGAGTTGGTGGGTATATTGCTATCTCCACTTTGCCCGATTTGTATTTCGTCCAACTGATTTAAATCTGACGCATCTGCTGTAAGCAGTGTGTTCGCAAGTTTTAAACCATTTGTCCCGTTATGTGTAGTTATGTTCAGATCATTAGATGATATTTCCACGGAACTTTCCACACCCTCGCCGTCAACTATCCGTTTTAGATTGGCTTCTAAGCCCTCATTATCATTGGAAGAGTTGTGGACAGTTAATAGGTCTTTAAATACAAGACCGGGTACTTTATTACCTATACCTGACATAACGCTGTGAATCTCATGTTTTTTACCCCTTTAAACTATTTATTCTGTTCTCTCTTTTGGCGCTCTTTCATTACCCTCTTGCCATATCCTGTTGCTATGAATGGTGCGTACTGGTCGATGACGTCTTTCCACTCACTGTCATTATCCATCCAGTACAGATGTTTACCGAGAATCGGGAAATGGCGTAATGATTTCGCCCCACGTTTCTTAAAATCTCTCCATGCATACTTGGACGCTGTTCTACTGTTTTTATACTTATCCATGCGTTTCGCCAAGTACATCACGTCTCTCGCTGGGTCGTCGATATAATCCACTGGCATCATTAACATCTTAATGATCGCCTCTGATGGCTTGCTGTTAATAAAGTTGTAGTAGTGGTATCTGCTGATCAAAAACATTTTGAGCATGTTGGAGACGACGAGCTCATCCAAGGGTGTCTTTCTCCCTGCCATCCAATCCTTTATGGTGTCTGCCCCTGCCTCTGCCATCGCCAGAATTGTGCCAAGCACCATAAAGTGATACATGGACTGTACACGCTTCTGTTTCGCTTTCACTTTCTTCCCTTGGCTCTCCAGTAGCTCCGCCTCTTTCTTGAGAACCTGAGCCTCATTAACGAATACATCCAGTCGCTTTAGTGCAAATGTTTTGAGCATATAGAATAGCCGTCTGCCGTCATTATATCTTAGGTAGCCTATAGGCAATTCACTGTCCGCCACTGGCTGGATATCCAATAGCTCTGAGTAGGCAAGCAGTTCGGTAAGCTCTGTTATCTTACCTGTGGCGAGATCGTTAATAATTGCATCGACCTCATTCTGTGGAAATTTTCTTTTAAGACGGGCAAGCAACATACGGGTGTGTTTATTGTTCTTCCCCTTCTGTAGCATCTTTGCCTGCTTCACATACTTCTTCATCGCCGTATTGACGTAGGTCTCCTTGCCGATCATATCCATGGCTTTAAGACCCGTGGCTTTAAACACAAATGACATCATTCTCTCAAGTGGTGAATGCTGATCATTTAGCTCACGTAGAATGGTTTGATCTAACCCCAAGTTCTTGAGCTTATACTTGTTTAAACGCACTGTGGATGCCACCATCTCTTTAAGGATTGAGGCATATGTGCCGGGTCTAAGATAGCCTAAGAACTTGCCCTGCCCCTGCCTGTATACAGCAACACCCAAGTCCGCCAACTGTGTTACGGCGGAGAACACGCTTCCCATGGTAGTGATGTATCCAACATTTCTCATCACATTGGCAGTTGTGGGCATGACACCCTTTTTAAAGTAGTCCACGAATAGGCTTCTGAGCCTACCTTCTTCCCCTCTTGTTAGCCCCCCATGATCTGCCTGAAGTTTAACCAACATACCACCAACCTGATCCTCAATACTCATATAAGATAATCCGGTGCGCCTCTGCTCCTCCTTCCGAAGAACCTCCAATATCTTAGATACACCGGGGTCTTTTCTACTTCTATAAACCCTTAAACTGTTATCATCCTTTCTCAGAAACTCCCCAACCTTGTTGTCAAAGATACCCACACCATTCACATCGGCATTCTTAGGGAACCTCCTGACTGTATATCTATTGGGTCGTCCACCAAGCCATTGCGCTCTTGCGATTTGCTGGCTCATACCAGTAGCATAACCCTGTAATGCAATGTGGGGATCAGCATAAAATCGAGCATGTTCCAGCTCCACCTGATCTATCTTACGGTTCTTACTCCAGTCTGAATGTTGTTGACCAATTAAACCTTTCTGATCCCTCATCAGATAGTTGGCGATACCCACCTTCTCCTCTTTCGTTAATGCACGTCCAATCTGAGCCTCTGCATCTCTAATCGCCTCAAGAAGCTTACTGGTCTTACCTGAGCTGGTTATACCAGCTACATGCTGAAGGAAGGCGTCATAATTTATAATCTGTCTGGGGAAGTGAGTTTCTATATAGCCTAAATCTATCCCAACCGCATGCGCCTTATCATGCATGCGATCATGGGCATCTCTCCATGCCTGATATTTTTTCAGATCACGACCCTTGAGTATGGATTCAATGGTAGCTGAGTCACTATTGAGGAGTGCCAGCTTCAGCCTCATATACTCTGCCTTCTTACGGCGAGTACGGGCTTTCTTTTTCTTTTTCTGGAGCATCTGAGCAAATGGGGTGGTGGGCTTCATGTACTCAGCGAGAAGGTCTGCTTCAGCCTTCTGATACTTGACCACATTCTGTGTGATCATTGGATTAATTCGATTAACTTGGGACGAGAAGGATTTTATAATGTCCCTGAGTTGCTTGGGCTTGGTCGCCCTTTCTGATCGCCTGCTGGCTCTTAGCTCTGCCTTGGTGGGTGTGCCACCAAAGGCATCAGCAAGCTCTTTGTCGGTGGGTTTGAGGGAGAATAAATCTGTGTTAGGGTTCTCAACACCCAACTCCATATACACAACATCAGGTTCCCCGTTGTTAAACTTTTTATAAAGCTTCTTATCCCAGCCATCCGGCATATATTTATCGCTCCACTTATCACGTGCTGTAGTGACAAAGCCAAACTTTCCATATAATCTTGGGAGAACAGTATCGAATGCATCCAGCTTGGTTCCACCATTTTCAATTGCATGTGGGATCAGGGCGTCTAAAGCTGATGAGTTGGAGTCAATAGACTTATTATGGAATACGCTAACAATGTCCCCATCATCTTTAATAGCGTAACCGACTGCACCATTCCGTGACATGAACATTTTCATGCCACGATACTTTGCTGTGGAATATATAAAAACGGACGAGCCGAATTTATTATGTGTCTTTGCTTTGGATATTGCCCTGCGGAATGCAGGGGCTTCTGAGGGTTCTAACCGCCGAAGGCTTCGAGTACTTCCAGTGCCTCTTCTCTTGTTAGCCCGGGATGATCTTCCATCGACTCTTCTATTGCCTGCTCTCGCATCATTAGATACTGCACCTTGTCCCGATTTTCTTGGGTCAACATTCCGTCCCTCTTCATTTGAAGAAGTGTTTCCTGTATCTTGGGATGAGGCAACATTTCGTCGCCCTCTAACTTCGGCATATTTTTCTGAAACTTTGGCATAACTTTCGCCTTTCTCAGGCTTTACTCCTTCCTGAATATACAGCTCTTTCTCATTATACCAAAGAAGAGCCTGTACCTGATCTACACCCCATGGCTGACCAGTTGTTTTTGCAAGGTCATCTGCAACATTCTTAAGCGCCTCTTGATGCGCCCTAAATTCGTTTATATTGTAATTACTTTTTAATTCTTTTGACCCACCCGTTTGGCGTACAAATGTTCTATGCATCCATACATCAAGCACCGCATCCTCATGTATGCCATGCATGTTTAATATATATGAACCAATTTTTCTACCGAACACCTGAGCCCCATAATGCTTGGCGTTCATATCTGCCTTATTGCTTATATGGCTTGCTGTGCCGGGGAACATCTTCTTAAGCTCGTGTCCGGTAAATGATCCAAGGAGGAATTCATCAATATTCTCAATGCCGTATTTATCGATAATCTGTTGTAAAACTTTCCCCTGTTCCGCTACCTTCTTACCACGGACGCCCCCCATAGGACTTTCGCCCTCTTGAAGCTTGCCTAAGCCATCGTAACGTGACCATTTCCCGTCTTTCTCGTGAAATTTCTCGTAGAATGTAAATGGTATTTTTCCGTTTTCAGTCTCACCAAACACACGTCCAGCCTGATTGTAGTTGGTCGCAACAGGTTGACCATTGCTTAGAATTCCCAGTAGGGAAAGTAGGTAAGACTCCTGAGCGTAAACTTCAGGGTGTACCTCAGCGGTATTAGATAGGGTTACATCAACATCAGCTCTATACCATTTTCTTGGGGAGAGGTCAATGCTGGATAGGTCTGGGTCAATATCATATAATGCAGATAAATCTTTTTTGGTCATTCGCTCTAAACGGCGAACCACTTTCCTAAAGGTTTTAGGGTTTCTTAAGCTCTCACCCTCTTTTAATATGGGCTTATTTCTTCTTCGCAGGCGGTTAAAGGCAACCTCAAGGTCTGTATACCCTGTCTCTGGGGTTATGGCGAACTGATCTTCACCAATTGGAGATTCCTCTTGGGATATCTTAGTCAGCTCCTGCTCAATAGCCTCCTTATTGTTCTCATAGAACTGGAGGTCTTCTGGAGTGGACATATCCTCGTTATTCGCTATACGCCGGGCAAACCGTTGGACGTCTGACTGCTCAATGGATTCTGTGGGTTCAGCCATCTGATCCAGCACCTCCATACCATCAATGAGGTTGGTGCCGTCATCCAGTGCCAACTCCTGTTTAAACGCATCCAATAATCCATCGGGCATGACCGTATAGTCGGGCAAAGCAACATCGTAGCCTAAACTTCTTAAAAACGATTTGCTGAATAGCTCTGCCCGAGTATAAGGTAGAAGCTCACCTCTATTGTGAGCTTCCTGTTCTACAGCGTTTATCCAGCCGTCAATATCCCCTCTAAGTTCTGGATTAACTTGATCCATTCGAGAGTAGACAGCCTCGGCTGTATCTTCAAGGAAATCGGACTGGGTAGCGTCTGGTGAGAGTAACACACGTCTCGTACCGTCCCCGAATTCATAGTTAGTTGCTTGGACTGTAAC